GAGGCGGGATGAAAGTTAAGAAAATAAATAGTTTTGCATATTCAGTTGGTCCGAGTGTAGTATATGGCGCAATACAAGAATTCGGTGGAGTAATTAAACCAAAGAATACTAATTTATTAAAATGGAAAAATGAAAATGGATGGCATAGCGCAAAGCAAGTGGTTATCAAGGGAAAGCATTACATGTCAAAGTCCCTTGCAGATTTTGAGCAAGTAGGGATTGATTACTTTGCAAATGCTTTGAAGAGGATGGTCGAAAGATGAATAAATATACTTTTTTAAGTGAAGTGAAGACAAGATTACAGACATTATCGTTTAGTGGAAAAGATGCTGTTGTATATACTGGATTAAAAGAATTGCAAAGCAAGACAGGGTTGATGATGTTCATTGAACCTGTAAATGCAAACGGTGATGGTGATAATTTAGTGAATGAATTTAGATTTACAGTTTTCGTATATTGGAAATCAAGCAACTTTGAAAAAGCGGTATCTGATATATTGGATATAGAGAATAGTTTGGTCAACAGAGTTCTTGAACCAGACGGATTTTATAATGGCAATATATGGCAAAACTGCAATACTATTTATTACGATAGCACAGAATTTGCAATACTAAATACTCCGCAAGAAAGA